GAGTATGCTATGCGAAAAATGTATGATATTGAACATATAAAACTGTGGTGTAAATGTTCTTAATATGGGGGCAAAAATGGGGGCGCTATCGTCGGCACCACTACGGCCTCCCTCTCCGTGGATTGACGAGAGCCTGTTTTTGTGACGAAACAGGCTCTTTTTTTGTGTTCTAACGACGAGAACTCCAATAATTTGTAGTAAGGTGTATTAACCCTCATTCGGCCTTTTTAAGCCCCCAAGTGGGGGCTTGCGTGGGGGACTGCTGTTTTGCTGAAAGTGGGGGACAGTAATAAAAAAATGGGGGACACTATTATTTGAGTGTTCCGGGCAGTTTTGATAGATATTTTTTTACCTTTTCTAAATGCTCCATTTGTTTAGTTTCCTGCTGTGCTTTTAGCACTTTGGGGTCTAAGTAGTGTTCTTCCGTCACTTGCGTGTCTGCATGGCCTACATACAGCGAGGCATCCTTTTCCGGCGCGCCTACTTTAAGCATCATGGTTGTATGCGTTTTGCGAAATATCTTGTATGTGCAGGTGATTTTAGGCGTGTTGACCTCGTTGCGGATAATCATTTTGTTCACATGGGCCAAATTTTGCGACCAAGCCTTTGAAAAATTGTTTACATTATACGGCTTGGGTGGTTTGCTGTTATCCATTAACACATAGGGGCCGGCGGATTTTAAGGCTTGAATATCGGCCAGTAAGTCTGGCGGAAAGTAGACGGGTCGGTCTTTGTCCCGTTTGACACGCCAAAAGGCAACGCCGGATTCTTTGTCTGCCGCGTTGGCGGAAATCCACACGAGGCCGGTGTTAAAATCTATTTTGGATAACAACACGCTGTATGCTTCCTCCGGCCGTAAACCGGCATAATACCCCATTTTTGCCGCCACGCGCATATTGGGGTTGCTGTATTTAAGAATCAATTCTATTTGCCACGGTTGTAATACGGATACCACTACTTTGCTGACATCCAAGCGTTTTTTGAGAGAATCCAAACTAATCACGGGAATGTAGCCTTCCGTCATTCCCCATTCAAACGCGCGGATAAGGCAACCCATATCTTTATTGACTCCGTAATAGTCCGTAGAGGCATTGTCCGCCTTGGCTTTAGTTTCCCGCCGGAAAGCGGCAATATCTTCGTAAGTAAGGTCATTAAGATAATGGGGTTTTATAAATGTTTGGAAATGTTCCAAGGCATAGCCGTATTCCAAAATGGTACGCGGACGAAACAGATTCAGGCCGGAGCGTTTATCTTTTGCGGTGCGCAAGTAAGTGAGGAATTTTTCCTTAAAAAAATTCCATGTTTTGGAGCCGTCAAAGGGACGGTCCTTATTGTCCCGAATCAACTTTTCAACCCACTTTTTATATTGTTCTTCCCGCTGTTCCTTATTCCCATAAAAATACTTTTCATAACGGCGTTTGCCGATTTGTTTGCGATAACGCTGGCCGTTGCGGCCGGGCTTTTTATACGAACTAATATGTTTTGACGGCATAATTATTTGCTACCTCCATTGTAGGAAATGGCTAAACCTGCGCCTAAAAGAGCTTCTGCAAGGTTTTTGTTGTCCGCATACACATCACACAGGAAGCGGAAATATTTGCCGCGTGTGCAGCGTTTGAGGGTGATTTTATGCCCAGTTAAAAAATCACGGGTAAAATTTTTTGCTTCTTGGGCTTTGGCCTTTTGGGCGGAATCTTTACTGGTTAGTTCCGGCGTGTCTATGCCGCGCACGCGCACGGAAACACTTTTACAAAAAAGTTTGTAGGAACACGCCAAATATACCTTGAACGTGTCCCCGTCTATCACTTTGCCCAAGCGGACCTTGTAAAAATTACTGCTAGGCTGTTGGGCAAACAGCGGAAAACTTAAAAATACTAAAAAAATACTAATTATTTGTTTGTGCATTTGGCTGCCTCGTAGAGTTGGGCACCGCATCACGGTATGTGGTATTCGGTTTTATGTGAAAGGTGCGCTCGGTAAAGATTTTTCCATTCTTAAAAAACTGAACAATAAAGACGGCTTTGTGAAACATAAGAACATCGTAGCGTCTGGGACGCAACAGAACCTCTGGCTTTGAAAGCAGGACCATTAATTCCATTTGGGTTTCAAACTTTTCTGTTTTGACACTTTCTATTGTATTAAACGAGGCCTGAACGAAGTTTTCCGGCAGTTCAAAGTTTGTATCAAAAAAATGTTGTACAAGATTTTTTACCGTCTTTACTATTTGTTCTATCTTCTCTGGTGTTAAATCTGCAAGATAAGGTTTTACCAGAACTTCATTATCCTTTCCCTTATAAAAAAGAATAGTCTTAAACATAGTATCATGCATAAACATATTAAAAAATAGATTCAAACAAGGAATTGTGCGGGCAATATATCCTTCTTGGCGGTCTAATATAAATTGGATTTCGTCCTCTTTCTCGTCTTCCGTGCGAAACTTTACATAGAAATTGTATGCAATAGAGGACGCAAAAATAAAAAGACAAATAACAATCCATACAGTATTATCACCGTAGTCATTGTTATAGGCGGCATAAATAACCCCAAAAATTGAAAGCCAAATGGCAGGATTTTTCATAGTATTTTCCTAAAAGATTTAGAGGGAACAGGGGCACGCGCGTAAGTATAATAAAAAACTAGGTTCCCTTTGACCGAAACCTAGTTTTATAATTATCATTATGTAAACTTGGCTCCGGCGATAAAAAAACGGACGATAACAACTTTATTTTTTATGTTCTAATTTTTCTAAGCGCAACGCTAAATTAGCTATTGCTAAATGTTGGGCCTCTTGCTTTGCTTTTAGAAGTTCAATTTCTTTTTCCAAACTGACAGTATCTTTACAGGCGGTCTGGTTGTGACTGCCATGAACGACATTATTTCCATCTCCGACGGGCGAATTATCAAAAAAATAATTAACGGATTTGCCGGTAGCCTTGGCTACTTTTTCTAAAGTGGATAGTTTAGGATTGTTTTTACCTGTAAGCCATTGGCTGACGGAATTGGATTTTATGCCAATTTTTTTTGCTAAAGAAACTTGATTAAAACCGCTTTCCAACATAGCTAATTTTAATTTTTTTATAAAATCTTTTTCTTTTTTTCCCGTCATAAATCCTCCTAGTTTTTAATAAAATGCTTGACAAATTAATTTATAAACGATATATTTAACTTATAAACGCAAATTTATTTACATAATGATAATTATTGGTACGAATGGTTTATCATTATGGACCTGAAAAACGATTTTTAATCGGCCGGCTCTGGAAACCGGAACGATGCCACCGACAAAAAGGGGCTTTACTCAGCAAATACAATTTTGCACTACGGCGGGGTATAGTACAAAACCTCACAACCGTGGTTTAAGCAAGCTGAGTAATGCAAAAGCGAGTGCCGATAGGCCGCAAGGCCGCCTTGTTCCAGCAAGGTTAAGTAGGTGCTCGCTTTTTTATTATAGCAAAAAGGTTAGACTATGAACGCTGTATATAAAAAAATTCCCCTTACTTGTTTTAGACCCAATGAAATTGTGCGGGACCGCGTGGGTAATATTTTTATCACGCGCGAAGGGGTGGCGGCGGTGTTTGGGATTTCGTTGGTGGCATTGTCTACAACGGCCAAAAAAAGAGGGCTGTTGCCACTGGCTAGATATATAAAAGGCGTTAAGCCTTATGTGTTGGAAGATGTGGAGGAATACTACAACAGAAGGAGTAAATGGTAATGAAAAGATTTTTTTATATGCTGAGTGCGCCGGAAGAATGGAGTCCGGCTTCTGTATTTGCCGTTGGATTGGCGTTTGTATGGGCGTTGGCGGTGCTTGCCGGCGCTGCGTTTGATGCACAGTTTTAATGGAGAAGAATGTGACTAAACAGGAATTAGATGAACAGATAAAAAGCGGGGCAACCGCCCCGTTATTTGCCAAAGCGGGTGCGTACCGCGTGAGTTTTTACCCCTTTGAGGACACGCTGACGGACGGAGAAAAACAAGTTTATGCGTGGGCCACCGACCCAGACAATGAGGAAATTTGTGCGCCGGCGGGAGATATAGAGATTTTTGCGGAAAGCCTATACAGTACCGTTTATCACGGGTGGCGGTGGTACTTTAGAACCCCGCAGGAATTAAAGGCATTTTGCGAATTGGTGGGGCAAGTATGACTCTGGAAATAGGACAAAACTTAACTTGCTTGATTATGCTGGGCTTCTTCTTTGCTTTTTTGGGAATTATGTGTTGGAGGGCGTAAATGAATAGTGAAATAAGAATTCCTTTTGTTGACCTGCTGACAATCCTGTTTGTAATTTGCATCCTCTCAGCGTTTGGCGGAATGGTAATCGGCGGGAGTATGCGCGCGGGTAGCATTAATAGCGTGTATAAGAGCGGTCAGGCCAGTTGCAAAGTGTGCGAGGTGGTGCAAAATGGAAAATAAATTAAAACAGGTTGCACACATGCATAGTTTCAGAGATAAAGCAGGACGTGTGTTCGTAGCGTGCAGTGAATGTACTCGCGGTGGCAACGGTTCTGACAAAGACAAATGTTCGTGCGGGGGGCGCGTGAAACAGTTTAGGGGACAGGGTTGTTTTTGTGGGATTCTATTGCCCAAATACCACGAGGTGCCAAATGCAAAATTCTAAACTGAAACCGTGCCCGTTTTGTGGAGAAACAGAGCTTATAGGAGTGCGTTTTAGAAGGTTATTGAATATGGATTTTCACTGTGGGTATTGTCTGATTTGTGGTGCAAGCGGACCGGTGAATGTAGATAAACAAAAAGCCAAAGAAGCGTGGAACCGCCGCGCGGGGGATAACAATGACAGTAAAAATTGAAATGGATATGCCAAGGTGCTGTACTATTTGTCCTTTTAAGAAAGGTTTTTTTGATAGCGAGACTTGGAATACAGTATATAAATGTGGTCTTGCATTAAAAAAAATTGATATTAGAAAAAGAAAACGGCCCGATTTTTGCCCGTTAAAGGAGTGCAAATAGGAGGACTTATGACAAGATACACCAAAAAACCCGTGACCGTGGAAGCCGTACAATTTACCGGCGACAACTGGCAGGAAATACAAAGATTTGTGCCGGAAAGCGTGCGCATTTACGACATGAACGGTTTTAGAATAAAAACGCTGGAAGGCGAAATGAAGGTCAACACCGGGGACTTTATCATTAAAGGCGTAAAGGGCGAATTTTACCCCTGCAAGCCGGATATTTTCCAACAAACCTACATACGGGAAGGAAAGACCAACGTTAAGCCGAAGGCCTGCCCGTTTTGTGGTAAGAAACCACACATTTATAAAGTTCCTAAATTTCCAAAAGGATATTACTGGACTGTTCAATGTGAACGCTTGGATGTGATAGTCCATACCAGAAGTATGCAAAGCAAAAAAGATGCCATAGAAGCGTGGAACCGCCGCGCAGAGGCACGGCAGAACGCTAAAAGAGCTTTGATTTAGATTTTCCGGCTAAAAGAACCGGACGGGCGCGAACAACTCCATAGATTGACTCCATGCCGCGCCCGAAAAATTTTTTAAGGGGAACCGGTATGTGGGTATTGCTAAAAATGCTTGGCCTGTTTGTGATTATTTATGCCATTGTAGGGGGAATTATCAGCCTGTTGGAGGTGCCCCATGAAGAATAAAAACCAAATTGTGTTTTGGGTGGAGGGAACGGACGTTAAAAAGGGGGTTCTGTTGGGGTGGGGGTGGACGGCTTGCGAATGTGCCGTTGCGCGTGTATTGACACCTTACGGACAGACCTTGGAAATACTGGCAGAGGATATTTATTTAAGCCATGGTGCCGCCATGAAAGAAGTGACCTGTTTGGCGGGGATTTGATATGAGTAAAGGATATGCAAAACTTTGGAGGTGCGAGGAAGACATACCCGCATTGTGGAAACATGCGGGTATGTTTTGCGCGTATCAAAAGTTGAAAGTTATGGTGGTTCATCCGTTTTGGAGTATTTCGGCCCCGTTGGCCGTATTGGCCAAACGGATGTGCGTAAGTGTTAATAGCCTGCGCACAGCTTTGAAAGGCTTAGTGCAGTTGGGCTTAATACGCGTGGAGCTGACAGATAGGGGCATTACAAAAATTACGTTGGCAACGGCTGATAATGAGCCGCTAGCGGGCGTTTTGGCGGGTGTTGGGCCGGCCGTGGGGCAAACCCAAGCAGGCACAACCACCCCGAAAGGCGAACTTTTTGCCTTGGGAGATACCGAAAGCGCAAATACCGTATCAAAATTTGATATGCCACAGGATGTAGCGTATCAAAATTTGACATGCCACCTGTATCAAAATTTGACACGCCCTTTAAGTAGTATTAAAGAAATTAATAACGGCAAGAAAACTACAACCCCCTGTACGTCCCCCACGGATTTTTTGGCAGGATTTGCGGCTTTTTGGGCGGCTTATCCGAACAAAAAAAACAAAGCCCGCGCTTTGGCACGTTGGAAACGGGGAAAATTTCAGCCTAGTGAGATTTTGCCGGTTTTGGAAAAGCAAAAATGCTTGCGGGAATGGGTAAAGCAGGACGGGCAGTTTGTGCCGCGGGCGGATGCGTACCTCAACCAAAAACGGTGGCAGGACGAACTCCCTCAAGGGGAAGAATTTTATGTGTTGGATTTTAAGCACCCAAAAAGTGTGCGGGAAACAACGCTTCTGGCATGGCTAGAGGCGGTAAATCCGGAACTCTTAAAAAACGACAATCAAAAAATAAACAGCGCGTTTGAAAACGATAGGGCCGATTTTGAAAAAATAGTGGCGTTGTGCGGCGGCTCGGTTCAGACGGCTTTTGCCGTTATGCGCCATGGGTGGCGTAAAGGGTGTAATACCATGCGTGCGGTGCGTGAGCGCGTGGCCGGATATTTGGACGAAATGAGGAGAGAATAATGAGCAAATTTGTGCGAGAGTTTGGCCCTGAAAAAAAACCGCTTCCGGCGGTGCGGGCGGCAAACGAATGTGAAAAATGCGGCAAGGCGGGCTATGCGGCGTTGCCCGTTATGTTGCGTGTGGCCCCCGATAAGCCGGCTGAAACCGTTTTTTGGAAGAAACAATGTGTTTATTGCGGTGCGGTGCCCAAGTTGCGCCGGCGCGCGGCGGACGGCACGGAACAGTTGGTGCCGGCATTTTATATGCCTTATTCCCCCGGCCGCGGGTTTAGCATAAAATATCGTGATTTTTATCTGCCCTTGGATTTGTATACGAATGACGAGGGAAAGGCAGATGTGGCTAAAAAAGTGCGTTTGGTGGCACAAATTGCCCATTTGGCCGAACAAAACCCAACAAGAAGTGAATTTAGTTGGGCGGAACTAAATTGCGCACTTGACAATGTGTAGTTTATATACTACACTATCAAGGAGAGAATATGAAAGAAATTGTATTTTACACCACGAAAAACGGCAAGAGTCCGTTTTTGCAGTGGCAAAAAAAATTAAAGGACCCCTTTACTCTGGCGCGTATTGATAAACGCTTGCGCGAAGCCGCCGCCGGATATTACGGTGACTACAAAATGCTGGGGGATGGCCTACTGGAATTACGGCTGGCGTTTGGTAAAGGGTACCGTGTGTATTTTGCCGAGTGTGACGATGTTATTTTGGTGATTTTGAACGGGGGAACCAAAAACACCAAAAAGGAACAAAGCCGCGATATTGAGGCGGCGCGGGCCTATTTAGAGGATTTTTTAACGCGGGAGGTAGAAAATGATTAATTTGAACGCACGCCAAAAGAAAGTTTTGGCCAAATTTCCTAAATTTGATGATGTGCAACTGGCACGGTTAAAAAGTGACCCTGCCTATTTGCGCGCGTATGTGAGCCTGTGCTTGCAGGAATACGCCGACAACCAAAATATGGACTTGCTGAAAACTTCGCTTGGGATTGTCGTGCGCGCGTTGGGGGCTACGCAGGTAAGCCGCAAGGTACACGTGAGCCGGACGGGGCTGTATCGGTCCTTTACGGCCAAGGGGAACCCGTCTTTTGCAACAGTATGCGCCGTGTTGAATATGGCGGGTGTGGGCCTGACGGCATACCCGTTGTCCCGTTAGGGGATTGACTCCTTTGGTAAACAGCCCCGCGGTTTGGCGGGGTTGATTTTTGGAAAAAAATTTTCCATAATACTGTATCAGTTGCTTAAACCAAAAAGGATTTCTGGAAAAAATCCTGTTGTGTTGTTTTGGGGGCTCCGCCAACCGTAAAAGGTTGGTTTTTTTATGCCTAAAAAACAAATGGACCCTTTGGAACAACTGACTACTGCATTGGACGGGGAAATGAAACGCCTGTTAGCGGCGCCGTATGGCTCCCCGTGCGTGCAACTGCAACTGTTTTCCGATTTCTGCGAAGTAAAAGCCGCGCGCAAAGGCAAAAATAAATGGAATTTTGAGGACGAACTCCTCGCGCAATTTTTGGCGCGGGGATATTCCCGTTTGGAAGCCTATAAATTTTCTCATAAAGATTCTAAAACGGCTAACCTGAATACGCTTTACCCAAACGCCTCCCGCGCGTGCAACCGTAGCAATGTGCTAGCAAGGGTGGAGGAAATAAAACGCGAACTGCAAGCCCGCGCACTAATGAGTACGACGGAGTATTTTTCTATTCTAAACGATATTGCCAGAAAACCTAGCAAGAATGGGGATAGAACCGCCGCCTTAAAAATGATTGGGCAAATTAAAGGCGTGTTTCAGGCAGAAAAAGGACTGCCCGGTTCTGCCGGTGAACCGTTGGTACTGGCTTGGGCAACTGCGCCGGAGCCGGCAACAGGACCAAACGGGGCGGAAGGTACGCGCCGGATAGAGAGCCAAAGCAGTTGTTCGGAATTTCCGAACAGTTGCCGCGGAAACGAAGGTACGCGCCGGGAAGAGGGCCAAAACCATTTTGGTAAGACCAACGATATGGTTTCCGGCGAAGGTACGCGGACAGAAGAAAAGCGCGGGGCGTATTTGGGCGGAGTGGCCGACGGACGTAAACAGGATAAGGCGGCAAGCTCTTTTTCCGTTTCCTTGGGTAGCCTAGCAGACCAAAAAGAGGGGGGCCGCCATGCCTAGCTTGCTGATACCGTACACGCCCAGATTCCCCCAAACAGAAATTCACCCGCAACTGGAAAGCCACCGCTTTTGCGTACTCGTCACGCACCGCCAAATGGGTAAAACCGTTTGCGCCGTAAACCACTTGCTCAAACAAGCCTGTATGCTGAATCTGCCCAACGGAAGATATTTTTATGTGGCGCCCTTTCTAAAGCAGGCTGAAATGCTTGTGTGGGATTATTTTAAGCGTTTTACCGCGCCGTTGGCGGCTATGCCAACCGCTAGCGGCCAAATAAAAAACCTGCTCCAAATAAACGAAGCCAAACTTTCCCTGCGCTTGCCCAACGGGGCGGTGGTGCGTGTGTTGGGGGCCGATAGACCCGATGCCATGCGCGGTACTTATGCCGACGGAATAGTGCTAGACGAATACGCCCAAATCAAACCCAATGTTTTTAACGAAATTATCCGCCCCATGCTTACCAGCCGCAAAGGGTGGTGTGTGTTTTTGGGAACACCCAAAGGGCAAGACCAATTTTATGATGTGTACTGCCATGCCGCTAAAGAATTTGCCGCAAATCCGCACGGGGAGTGGTGGGCCGGTATGTACCGCGCCGACCAAACAGGTATCATTGCGCAGGACGAATTGGCGCGTATTCAAACCGAAACGCCCGAAAATCTATTTCGCCAAGAATACTTGTGTGATTTTACCGCCAGCAGAACGGACGTGCTTATTCCGATTGATTTGGTTTTGGCGGCCCAAAAACGCTTTTACAATGAGTACGAATTGCGCGGCGCACCCAAAATACTGGGCGTGGACCCCGCGCGCTTTGGTGACGACAGGAGCGTGATTATCCGCCGCCAAGGTTTACAGAGCTTTGCCCCGCGTGTGCTGGCCAAACTGGATAACGTGCAACTGGCCGGACTGGTGGCGCAGGAAATAAAAGACTTCCGGCCGGACGCCGTATTTGTGGATGCGGGCCAAGGCGCCGGCGTGATTGATGTGTTGCGCTCACTGGGCTATGAGGTGACGGAAGTGCCGTTTGGCGGGGCCCCCTTGCAAGCGGGGCGCTACCGCAATAAACGCGCGGAATTGTGGGGGGAAATGGCCGAATGGATAAGACACGGCGGCGCTTTGCCGGAGCAAGAAACCACCCTAGCCAATGAACTGGCTAGCGCGGTGTATGATTTTGACGAGGCCGGAAAAATGCGCTTGGAAGCCAAAGATAAAATTAAAGCACGGTTGGGAAAAAGCCCCGACCTAGCCGACGCGCTGGCCTTGACGTTTGCCGCGCCGGTGGCTTCGCGCGAGCAACGGAGTATTTGGGAGCAAAAGACAACTTATGAGGTGGAGTGGAGTGTATGAAAATATCCAAAATTGATATTTGCAACTTGGCTTTGGCCAACTTGGGGCAGGCGCCTATTAACGCTTTAACGGACGAAAACGAGCGTGCCCGTAAGTGCGAACTATTTTATGAGGTGGCTTTGGGGGAAACCTTGCGCGCTCACCCGTGGAAATTTGCCGAAACAACAGCCCCCTTGGCTCTGTTGGCGGCCGAGGCCCCCGGTTGGAAATATGTGTATAAATACCCTGCGGATGCGGCCCATGTGCAGCGTGTGACATTGGGTAATATGCCGGTAGGGTTTCATATTACGGCGGTGCCGGATTTTGGCCGTGTGATTTTGTGCAACGCCAGAGAGCCGTACGCCGTATATACACGCCATATCACGGACCCGAGCGAATTTGATGAATGTTTTGTGCGGGTGTTTGCGTGGACTTTGGCTTGCGATTTAGCCTTGCCCCTAACACAAGACAGCGCCCTGATGCAACAGGCCCAAAACCAAAAGCTCATGGAGTTGGATAAAGCCCAATATACCAACCGCGAAGAAGGGGACACGGTGGCGCGTTATGCGTGCAGTTATCTACCGGGGGCTTTGCCGCCGGTAGCGGGCAGATAAGCCAAAAAATTCAGACGGTATATAGAAATTAAGGAGAGAAACATGAAAAGACTTTTCAAACTCTTGGACGGGCTAAACTGTTTGGCCCACCAAGCCGGTGTTCCCGCTGATGCGGGTGCTGGCGGTACAGAGCCGCACGCAAGCACTCCCAGCGTTTTGGACGGTACTGCGGCCCCCGCGCAAAGCAGCGCGGCCCCCGCAGAAGGTGCGGCAACCCCCGCGCAAAGCAGCGCGGCCCCCGCAGAAGGTGCGGCAACCCCCGCGCAAAGTAGCGCGGCCCCCGCACAACCGACCGCAAACACTACCATTTTGGACACCACGGGCCAACCGGGTGCAGCAGGGCCGGCGGACGATAAAACCGCCGGAAAAGACGTAAATAAGGCCGCGCCGGAGGCGTTGGCTGACATTAAAGGTGCGGACGGGTTGGAATACGCAGAGGGCGAAATTGACGAATTAAAAGCCCTTTGCACCGAAAATAAAATTTCGCCCCAAGCCGCGCAGGCCATTTTGGACTGGCAAGCCAAGTTTGCCAAAGTGGCCGACGATAAACGCACGCAGGCCGTACAGGAAGAAATGGCCGAGTTTGTGCGCAAAGAGGCCGAGAAAAACTTAAAAATCGTCCACCAAGAGTGGGGCACGGACCCTGCCCAAGTGGCCGAGAACGAAGCGGCCGTGGCACGCGCCATGCGCGCATTTGCCGACGAGGGTTTCCGTAAACTGATGAACGAAAGCGGTTTGGGAAACCACCCCGACGTAGTGCGGTTTGTAGTAAAGGCCGGAAAAGCCATTACGGACGACCGCTTTATTGTAGGCGGAAACGGCGGCGCCGCCAAGAAGGATTTGGCGCACCGGATGTTTCCTAACGCGAAGTAAAGGAAAGGATATTTTTTATGCCAAACTTAAATATTGTTGACTTGCTGTCCCGCACCCATAATGACCAAATTTTGGCGGTGGGCGAGACGCTGGCCCAAACCAACCAAATTATTCAGGATATGCCGATGGTGGAGTGCAACGACGGAACGGGCTTCAAATCGGTTATCCGCACCGGCTACCCCGAAACGGGCTGGCGTAAACTCAACTACGGTGTAAAGCAGAGCAAGAGCGAAACCAAACAGGTGCGCGACGGCTGCGGTATGCTGGAAGCGTGGGCCACGACGGACGAAGACTTATATAATTTGGCCAAAGACAAGGCGGCTTTCTTAAAAACGGAAAGTGACGGGTTTTTGGAAAAAATGGGCCAAGATTGGGCCGAAGCGCTTTTTTATGGCGATTTGGCCAAAAATCCGGAAGTTTTTAACGGTTTTGGGGTGCGTTATAGCGCGCTGACTGGGAATGCTCCGGCCGTTAAAAACGTGTTGAGCGCCGGCAGTAAAGCGGATGGCAAAAATACGTCCATTTGGCTGGTGGGGTGGAGTGACTCCAAGGTACACGGTATTTATACCGAGGGTTCCACCGCCGGTATCAAGCATGAGGACTTGGGTGTCCGGCCGTGGAAGGACGAAAACGGCGGAAACTTGAATATGTATGTAAACCATTACAAGTTAAATACCGGCCTTACCGTGCGCGATTGGCGCTTTGTGGTGCGCATTTGCAACATTTATTCCACCAACATTAATGCGGATGCCTTGTTGGATTTAATGGTGACGGCAAAAAACCGCATACCGAACCTGCAAGCCTGCAAGCCGGTGTTTTATGCCAACCGTGATATTATGAGCGCGTTGGAAATTGCATACAAGAATAAATCCAATGTCATGCTTTCTTTGGGTGAGGCACAAAACGGAATGAGCGAGCTAAAAGCAAGCGGCATCCCCGTGCATACTTGCGACGTGCTGAAAAACACGGAAGCGGTAGTGAAGTAAGGAGAACCTATGATTTGCGATAAAGAACTGGAATTGTTGGATAATACGCCCATTAAGGGGGCGGCCATTACAGGCCCGTCTGTGCGTGTGGGCCATACTACGGCGGCTAATCCGGCGGTAATTGCCGTGTTTGCGCACGGGCTTGCCGGCGGTACGGCTACCACCGTGGCGGTGGAAACGGCAAGCGACGAGGCATTTACCTCACCCGAAACGCTGGCCGAGTTTCCCACCGGCATTGGGGACGGCCTTGTGTTGCAGGCGGCTTTGCCGTTTGCTTGCAAGGAGTTTGTGCGCTTGAAAGTGACCCCCGAAGGTACTTTTACCGCCGGTACGCTTTCTGCCCGTGTAGGGTGGGGCGCAGAACTGGGCGCGTAAATAAAAACCTCCTCCGCCTTGCGCTCTATGGCAGGGCGGAGGAAAGAAAATGCTAATTGAGGAACCCCCATGCCTTTTACAAAAACACAATATTCCTTTGCCGCCGGTGAACTGGCGCCGGAACTTTACGGCCGTACGGATTTGGAAAAAAGTGACTCTGCCGTGGCGGTAGCGCAAAATATGCTACTGCACGAACAGGGGGGGCTGTTTTCCCGCCCCGGTATGCGCTTGGTGGCGGTGCGTAAATACGCGCAAGACGGCGTGGCATTGGTAAAGTTTGTGTTTTCACCCACGGATAACTGCGTGGTGGAATTTGGGGAAAAGTACATTCGTTTTGTGGGGAAAAACGGCTATCAGACCAAAAATGGGAACGTGTATGAGTTGGCAAGCCCCTTTACAAAAGAAGACCTAAAGTTTTTGACTTTTGACCAATCCGGTGATGTGTTGTTTTTGGCGTGTGCGGGCAAACCGCCTTATACCTTAACCCGAAAGGCGGCGGATAATTGGCTTTTGGAAATTTATAAAAACACCCACGGCCCCTTTGATACTTATAACGGGGATAGAGCCGCCCTTACCTTGGAAGCGGACGGGCGGTTGCTGTTGACCCAAATGTCCGCATATCAATTTACCAAAGAAGACGAAGGCGGATATTTTAAGTTAGAAAAGGATTTTGAAGCAAAAAGTTTATCTTTTACCCAAACGAACGCCGCCACCGCAAATGAACTTTTGAAACAGGTATTTGCTTGTGCGGGTACTTGGCAGTTAGACACTACCGGCAGTTGGACGGGAACAATTAGGGTGGAGCAAAGCTCGGACGGCGTAAGTTGGAAAGCCTACCGTTCTTACTCCTCCACTTTGTTCAAAATAGGGGATAGCGCCACCGGACAGAATTTTAACTCTAACGGAGAAATATCCGGCGAGATTAAGTTTTTGCGCATTAATGCTACAAATTGGACGGCCGGAACAGCGTATATACAGCTGCGCCTGCCTGCGTTTACCTATAACCTGTTTGGCCGCATAGACGAAGTAAAAGCGCCGGCGCAAGCGTATGTGAGCTTGGATAATTATCCGCCGGCACAAAACCGGAGTTTGGCGGGCAGTGTGGAGTATTTGAACTATGATTTGCCGGCTATGAGCGCAAATGCGCAGCCGGAGGGACGGGCATTTTATGTGGAGCCCGGCTATCAAGGGGCTATTACCCACGAAGACGGCACGGTATTGACTACTTATGACACCGCTTATAAAGCGCGCGATAATGACCCGAACACCTGTGCCCTATTGCCTGTTTTTACTTATACGGACGGCCTAAAACTGGGGTATGAATTTAACGCGCCTAAATTAATGACACAATTAACCGCACGGATAAGTTTGCCCACGGCGGGCGCTTGGCAAATGAAAGGATATGTGTATTCCAAAACCGCCGGTTGGAAAGAGGCCGGAACGTGTGAATTTGATGCCAATTCCCCCAATATGCAAACCTTGCATTTTGACCCAGTAATTGTGGACGGCTTTGCGGTTTCTTTTAAGTGCGCGGGTGCAGAGGCCCCTACCGCCGCCGAAGTGCGTGTTTATGAGCTGACGGCTAATACCAAAACGGTGGCCCTGTCGGCCGATATTATGAAGTTTTATGCGCCGCGGTGGGGCAAGCGGCAAGGCTGGCCCAGCGAGGTACGTTTCTTTCAGGCAAGGTTGGCTTGGTTTAACGGGTTTCATGCCGAATTAACCAAGACGGACGATTATTATAATTTTGAGATGTCCTTAAAAGTAAAGGATGATGATGCCATTTCCGCTAACTTAAAATCTACCGGAATGTGCAGCGTACGCCATGCCATAGGCGCCCGAAAATTAATGGTGCTGACGGACGGCGGCGAATTTGTAAATACGGCTGAGGTGTTGACGCCCGCCCAAAGCGGATTTGCACAACAAAGCAATTACGGTTGCGCATGGGTGCGCCCCGTATTGGTGGGGCCGCGGGTGCTGTTCGTCACACTAATGGGCGGGCGGCTTTGTGATTTGCAGTATGACTACTCTAGCGATAACTACCAAGCCGAAGATTTATGCGCGCTGGCCCCGCATTTATTTGAGGGCCGCCAAATTGTGCAGTTGGATTACCAAAGTGACCCAACGGGGCTGGTGTGGGTGGTGTTGGATAACGGCGTGCTGTTAAGCCTTTCTTATGCGCGCCAACACGGCCTTTTGGCGTGGACCCGCCATACTACGCAGGGGGAAGTGGAACAAGTGTGCGTACTGCCTGATGAACGCGAAAACCGCGTGTTTTTGGCGGTAAAACGCGGCAATGTGCGGACCATTGAGGTTTTGGCTACCCAACTGCCAACTGCGCGGGAAAAGGCGTTTTATGTGGATAGCGGGGTGCATAAAACCTTTGAGGTGCCTACCCAAACGGTGGACGGTTTGGCTCATTTGGAAGGCCGCCGCGTAGCTATTTTGGCGGACGGCAACGTAGAGCCGGAGCAAACCGTGCAAAATGGGCAAATTACATTGACAAGGCCCGCTACAACCGTGGCTGCTGGACTCCCCTTTGTGCGTTTGGTAAAAACGCTCCCTTTATGTGTGAGTGGCCAAAACGGTGAATTTATAAACCGCTTACGGCCGGTATGTGCGCGGGTGGGGCTAAAAAGCAGTGCCGGCGGATATGCCGGCGCGGACGGGCAAAAAGCGGACCCGTTGTTTTACGCAACGGACGCAGAACTGTTTACGGGTATGGTGCGTTTTAATATAAGCGCTACCCATGAAGAACACCCCCAGATTTGTTTGTATGGCTTAGAGCCGTTGCCATTGAATATAACAAAATTAGTGGTGCAATACGCATAAAAAGGAAAACGAACATGAACATTGATAACCGAACGAAACAACGTTTTGAAAGCATTAAACAGGAAAGCGCGCGCTACCATGATGTTTGGAAAGATATTTGCACGCACTTTTTGCCCACTTGCGGCAGTTTTAACCAAAAACCGAGTGATAAAATTACACTGGATTATATGAAATTGTTGGATGCGGACCCAAACACTTATATTGTGTGGTTGGCGGCCGGTATGATGAGCGGCATGACAAACCCGTCCAGAGAGTGGTTTTCATTAGGGACGGATAAAGGCGTGTGGGGGGAAACACCCGAGGAAGCAGAATACTTAAAAAAGCGGCGCTCCCGCATTGAAAATACCCTACACAGAAGCGGCGTATATTTAACGCTTTTCAAAATGTATATGGAACTGCCTACGGTGGGGACTTATGTTTTTTTGGTAGAAAAAGACCCCGTAAATGTGATGCGTACGATTGCTTTTACCATTGGGGAAACTTATTTGGGGGTGGGTGAAACGGGCAAAATAGATACTTTTGGCTGTACCCATTGGCTTACCCCGCGTGAAATGGTAAGCGCGTTTGGCCAGCGCGTACCCCAACATATACGCGACCGTGCCGAAAAAGACGGCGCCGCCAATGAGCGCATTGCCGTGTATCAACTGATTGAGCCGAATAGAAACAGAAAACTGGGTGCCTTGGACGATAAGAACAAAGCCTTCCGCTCTGTGTATTGGACCAGCGGAGTAAATGAATATTTGCGGGAAAGCGGGTATGACCGCTTCCCTGTAATTTGCCCGCGGTGGGATTTGAAACACCACAACGCGGTTTGGGGTATGGGCCCCGGTTGGGTGGCCTTGGGCGCGGTAAAAAGCCTGCAACGCGTGACGGCGGACGAATACCTGGCCGTAGAAATGGGTATTAAACCGCCGCTACTGGCCACCGCCGGCGCATTTAAGAGCGAAATTAACTTGCGCCCCGGTGCGGTGTTGTGGCAAAGCCAAAGCGTGACGGACGGACTCAAGCCGCTTTTTCAGGCACAGATGGATTTGGGCAAGGCCGAGCTGTTAGTCAGCAAAGTAAAACAAACCCTAAAAAGCCAATTTTTTGTTGATGTGATGGCTACCATGCTTTCCGACCCCAAAACCAACCAAACCGCTACCGAAGTGGCCGAAAAGGTGCAGGAACGCCTTGCCATTATGGGGCCTGTATTGGAACGGTTGGTAGAGGAATGCCACAAACCCTTAATTGAATTGGCCGATGCCTATAATGCCGAACAGGGCCTTTATGACGATTTAATACCGCCCGAAAGTTTGCAGGGGGAAGAATTAAAAATTACGTTTAACTCCATTTTCCATGAGGCGCAAAAGGCTTCCGGCACGCGTTCTATGGATATGTTGGTGGGAAGTTTTGGCCAGTATGCCCAAATTAAACCCGAAATTTTGGACTTGTTAGATACGGACAAGCTGGGCCGGTTGGTGGCGGAAAAACTTTCGCTTACAGAAATGATGTTGGACGAAGATAAAGTATCCGCCGTCCGGCAGGAGCGGGCGCAGGCCCAACAAACAGCCGCCGAAATTGCGCAGGCCCAAAGCGCGGCAGATATAAGCCAAAAATTGGCCGCCGCCGACAAACAGACCGCCGGACTTGATTTTAGAGGGGGGTATTAAAACGGCGGGGTAAACCCCGCCGAGAAAGGAGATTATGAACAAAAAATTAATTAGACGGGTAAGAGATTTATTAAAAAACAGAGAAATGCGCCTGTTTCTGTTTGATTTAATGCAAACATGCCAAACCTTTAGCCATGGGTTTGTGCCAAACAACCCGCACGCAACCAGTTTTCACGCGGGGCAGCGTTCCATGGGTTTGTATTTGTTTGATTTGATTATGGCCGCAAGCCCGGATGCGTTTGTGCAAATGCGGCGGGAATGGAACGAAGAAGTTAAAAGTAAGCCGTCCGGTGCGCAAGAAAAGCACCTTTGGCAGCAAGACTGCACGGAAGAAAAAGAATTGCAATAAGCGCGCAAAAAATAAAAACAGGAGATACACATGGCGTTCCCAACAATAAAAGTAATGCAACAGACAATGGATACGTTTTCCGGCGTGGCAAGCCAGTATTTGGCAGGAAAACAAAAGCGCGCCTATTACAAAGCGCTTAAAGAAACCAACCTTGCCAATGCCGATATAAATGACATACAAACCGCACGCCAGACGGCTTATATTAACGAAAGCGCCGCCAACCAAATACACCAGTTGCGCCAACAGGGTGAGGCAACGGAAGGTTCTGCCAAGGCCGCTATGGCGGCAAGTGGCATGGATTTATCCAGCGCCAGTGCGCAGGCGGTGCTTTCCAGTAGTGAGCGTGCCCTAAAAGAAGACGAAAATTTATTGCGCTATCAAGCGGAAACCCAAGCCTTTGAGCAAAATAAGCAGGGCGCGTTGGAATCGGCCAGTTTAAGAAGCCAAGCCAAATTGGCTGATATTGCCGCCAGACAGGCGCGCTACAATGCCAAGTTTAAGATGTTGGGCACCCTTTTAACGGGTGCGGTGCAAACAGGCGGGTTGATTTTTGATAATTTGCAAGACGAAAAGAAACGCAACCAAACAGCTTAAAAGGCTTTTTAACAGGAGGGAAAAGATGAGTTGGTGGAGCAAAAAAGTAAAAAAACCGTTGGGCCGCTTTGGCGGCTATATTGGTGCGGGCGCTTTGGCCGGACTGGCCGCGTTTACGGGCGGTGCTACATTACCCGCCGCACTAGCGCTAGGGGGGGCGGTTGCCGCCGGAACAGGTGTGCAGGGTGAAAACGCATACAAGGGCCAACAATCAGCCCAGAGAGCAGAAGCCGAACAACAACGCGCGAACGAAGAAGCGCGGGCCATAGCCGCCGCACAAGGCGGGGAACAGGTGGCCGACAACGCGGCGGAGAGCCTTTCTACGGACGAAAAAAATAAAAAACGCAGGGGCTATATTTCCACATTAAGCAGCCAAAACAGCAACTTGTTGTTGGGCGCGGCTGCCAGCGGGAAAAAGAGCCGCTTGGGGGATTAGTTATGCAAGTACCCGTTTATAAAAACCAAGCCGTATTACACGCCACCCGCGCGGCCGGCCATACGGTGCGTGCGGCGGAGCCGGAACTATTTGACAACGGAGCGCAAAATGTGGCCCGTATAGGCGCACAACTGGCGCAGGCAGGTGACCCGTGGGCCCATGGGGAAAAAACCTTGCACGAACAATTAGCCTTAGCCGAACAACGCCGCCAAAAGCGTGAAAGTGTGGCGCGCCAAAGTGAAATTTTATTGGGGTTTGAACGGGAAAATAATGAGCTGTTAAACGGAAAATTAGACGAAAACGGAAAAACGGTAAGCGCCGGTTTTTTGGGGCGCAAATTAAAAGATGCCGAGGGCACCGCCCGCGATTATTATACCCAAGGCGGCCAACTGGTAAGTAAATATACCGCTATGGCCAAAACGCCCGAGGAAGCCGCTTTTGTGCGCCAAACCTTGGCCCGCAGTTTTGAGGAGAGTTATAACCGCACGATAGTACACCAACTAAACGAGGAACGCCAAAGTGCCGATAAGGCCGCGCAGGCATTTTATAAGAGCGCGGCCGGTATGGCCGGTGGGATTTCCACCCCGCAGGATATGCGCGCACATTTGGATAGTGTCTATAAAATTGCGGACGAAAACGGCCAAGGCCGCGGGCTATCCGCCGAGGAATTACAACTGGCGCGTTATATGCAGGCGAGCGACAACGTATCGGCCGCGGTAAACGGGGCCATTATAAACGCCAATGTGCGCGCGGCTAGGCAGGTGCTTGACGGCGTAAAGAAAGACTTACTGCCGGACGATTACAACCGCTTAAATAACCTTATTAACAAGGCCGAACAAACCAAAGTGCAAGGGGCTACCCACGCACAGGTTGCCCCGCTTTATGAGCGTGCTTTGGCTATGGCACAAAAAGAGCCGGAAGCCTTGCAGGAAGAAATTGTGCAACTTTTGCGCAACCCCGCCAGTGCGCTTACCCAATACAGCCAAAACTTTGGCCCGTTGGATGCCAAGGGGCTTTTGGAATATGCCAAATGGGTGCAAAATAATTTGTTAGACAGCCCAGACACCCGCGCCGGACAAATCAAACGTTTGAACTGGCAAAATGTGGAGCGCGAATTTGCCGCGTATGAATGGGAAATAAAAAGCGGTAAGGCGCCCAAAATAGGCAATAAGGATATGAACAACCCGCAAACCGTGTTGGCTACCATTGCCGCTTTGGACGGAGCCATTAAGCACCATGCCTTTAACACGAACGATACGCAAACCGCCAAGCAACATTTGGCCCAACTGCGCCAAGCGCTGGGCACTATGCAAGCCAAACCCAACGATACGGTTTATGGCGAGGTCGTCCGGCAGGCTAATTTGCTTTCTAATGGCGGCAAAGTGCGCGGGGAAGCGGGTTCAACCAGCCGTTTGGCCCCCATGGAAGTAGAGGGGATTTCTTTACTAAAAGAACGCGAAGTAAAGAACTACGAAGACTACAACATAGGCGGGTTTTTCTTACCCGAAGAAAAAAGTTTTATTATTGAGCAAACCGTTTGGGCTTTGCAAAGAAAAAACATCAATTTACTTGCCGAAGACCCTGACACCCTAAATTTGGCCAAACAAGCCGTACAGGAGGTAGCCAAACAATATATGGATAACCGATATACCATAAACCGTAATGACGTAATGGACGTACAGGTGGGAGAAAATACATTTAAGTCCTACGGTATTAAACCAAACCCTAATTTGGGAATAGCCTTGCAAAACAATATAACCGGCTACCGCTATGAAGAAATAAACGACACCGCGTATTTAGTAAAACGCGATAAGAACAACAATGTATTACACAGGCAACTTTTATGAACGAACAAGAACAAACCGCTAAAACCCCTTTCACCACCCCCGCACCGTTTGCCGCCTTGGAACCGGAGCGCAGAAGCATCTATTTGCCCGAAGAACAGTTAATTGTAAATACCACGTTGCAACGGGCGGAAGAAGTAAACTACGCCTTGCAAACGGAGCTTTACAAAAAGGCAAAAGATAATTTTTTTGCGTTCAAACGCTTGGACGAAAGCATCCCCGATACGACACACCGCTGGTGGAAAACGCCTTTGCGCGCGGTGGCCGATTCGGGCGTGTCTATGTGGCAGGCCGGCGAGCGCCTTATGGCGGGGGGTATCGGCGCCATATTAGACGAATACGAATATATGAAGCAAGACAGCGCGGCCCGCAAAAAATACAGGGAATTATACCAACAGTTAAATGAACAAGCCCCAGACTTGGAAAGCCGGAAGGAGGCTTTATCGGCACAAGCAGAGCAGGAATTTAACCAAATCCGTCAAGATTATGAGCATAACCGCAAATTGGGGCGGGATGCCTTACTGGTAATGAGCCAAAACCACGCCAAATTCCGCGAACTGGCCGGCATTGCAAAGGACGAAAGGGACGGCTTCCTGTACGATTTATTTGGCGCTGGCGGTAGCCTTATGGCGGCCATTGGCCTTACGGTGCTGACGGGCAGCCCCGCGGCGGCCGCTATTGCCTTTGGCACTACGGCCGGACAGCAGGACTATGAAGAAGCCTTGCAAAATGGGGTTGCTCCGGAGCGGGCATTACGCGCCGGCCTTGCCGGCGGCGCATTTGAGGGCGGCATTGAACTACTGGGTATGGAAATGCTGTTTAAGAGTTTAACCAAAACGGGCGTATTGGGGCGTATTGCCGCATCGGCCTTGAGTGAAGGCAGCGAAGAAGCCGCCCAACAGACCGCCGAAGAAATTATTATGCAAAACTTTGGCGGCCGCCAGCAGGAATTGGCCGACACCTTACAGGGCATTGGGTATTCGTTTGTTATTGGCTCTTTAACGGCGGTACCTGTGGCTACGTTGGTGAACCGTGCAAGCAAAAAACTGCAAGACAAAGGCATTAAAAAAGAAACGGCGGATAAAATGGCCCTGAATATGGCCAAAGAAACGGCCACACCTGAAAATAACGCGCAAGTGCATAAGATTTTATCCAACGCCACCAGCCCGCTTGTTTACCCCCATGGGGATGTGGAACAAGGGGCGCAGGCGTTTAAGGAGTCCGTTGATAAAGCGCGCAACCCAGACAGGGAAACCACCCGCAAAATGTATGAGGTGGCGGAACGCACGGAGCAAAAAGCCTTGGCCGCCGGCTACGATACGACCAGCGCGGCACTGATGGGCAACTTGGAACAAAGCCGCGCCAACAGCGTGCTGAACGTGGCGGGCCTGAAACCGGGCGAGTTTGAAATGACGGAAGTGGATTTTGAAAATGCCCCCGTGCAAGACAATACCCAAGCCGTACAGGATGCCGTGGCCGCCCAGCACGAACAATGGAAGCGCGAATACGAGGAACAGCAAGCCCGCAAAGCGCAAGCAAAGGCGGCCGCCGATGCGGAATTTGACCGCAAACTGGCGGAATCGGGGCTAACAGAAAAGGATTTTTTGTTGCAGGAAAGCATAAATAAAAATGTGGTAGATTTAACGGACCCGTTTGCTGACATTGCCAAATTGCCGGCAGACCAGCGCGCCGAAAAAGTGGAATTTGCCTTGAACACCCTTATCGGCTCTGCTATGGATACGGCAACCCCGCCCTTGCAAATACAAATTACAAAAGAAAATAAACTGCATATTAAAAACTCCAATATCCAGTTAAAATGGGGCCAATTAAAACGCCACCAAACCGCCCTGACCACGTTGGAAAAAATTGTTAATGTGGCCCAAAAAACGGACAGAAAGGGTGAGGTGGACGCGTCCCATAATACCAGTAAAAAAACATTGGCCCATAAGGCTAATGTAGAAGAATATGTGTATTTCCAAGCCTTGGTAAAAATTGGGAAAGAGCCTTTCTTAGTGGAATTAGCTACGGAACGCGTAAAAGGGCAGGATAAAAATTTGTTAGACCTGTATAACGTACGTGTAAAAAGGAACCCCGCCTCCGCGCATTTAAGCACTTTGAGGCAGGGCTCCAGTACAGATAGGATAACTAATAAAGAGGATGTTGTCAAGGCCCAAGAAAGCGGAAAGACAAAAAATCCGTCTGAACTGTTGCAGGAAAATTTATTTAATATCCGGCAAAATCCGGAAGAAATTACCGAAATTCACAACCAGCAAACTGGCGAGGCTATCCTGTTGGAAATGAATCCGAACCTTAAACCATTTAAGCCCGTGGAATTAAGGAGTGATTTTTTACCAATGGCCCAAAATACGGCTGATGGGAAAAAACAACTTATTGATTCGGTTTTTGGCAAGAAAGAGCAAATAACTATTAAAAAGGACGGAAAAATATTTTTGCTCAGTCGCAGTTCTGTAAAAAAAATGCAAAATACCAGCATAACGGCGGCCAAAGATTATGCAAATAAGCATAATCTGCAAACCGAAGAACGCCGGCAGTTATACCACGATGTAGGCGAGCAAGTTGCACAAGCCCTTAATGTGTTTGAAACAGCACAACTTATTCTTTCGCACAAAGATGTAAAAAATGTTCCTGGCCGGACTATTCTACGCTATGGAAATATTTTTAATTACCGTGGAAAAACATATTATGCTATGTTTGTGAGCAAACAAGACGGAGTTTTGTCTGATTTACACTTATATGATTTGCAGACGGAAGAAAATAAATATACCGCTGGTAACTCTGGCGTTATCAATAACCCCAGCCAACAGCGGTACACTAATAGTATAGGTGATTTAGTGCGGTTTGTCAAGCGCAAAATAGCTAAATATAATAACAATGTTTCGGGGAAAGGCTCCGGCTCGTCTGAACTGTTGCAGGAAAATTTATTTAATATCCAACAAAACCTGTTTGATAAACAGCAGAGTTTGTTTGATACGCAAGCCAACGCGGAGGAACGGACCGAACTTACGCAAGAGGACAGCGAACTCAAAGAAGCGGCGGACGGGCTGTTTAGTGAAGAAGAATTAAAGCAAGACTTGCCGCCCTTTACCCCCACGGGCAAGCCCGAGCGCATAGAGGATTTTGGCGAAAAGATTTTAGGGGCCCGCAAGGATATGTGGGGCAAGTACCGCGCCGCTATGACGAGTGAACTGCCTGCCGACGTGCGCAAAATTACGCTATCCCAATACTTCCCGGAGCCGAATTATGAAGCGGCCATAGCCAAGGGCATTACTACCGAGCAACTGGCTATTGTAAAGGCTTTGCGCGATTCTATACCCGCCAAACCGCAACTGTTGGGCCGTGCGGCCCGTTGGGCAGAAGGCTTAAAAGCCGCACGCGAAACGGCCAACCAAGTGTTGCAACATCCGGAAATGGTAAACCTGTTCAAAGAAACAGACAAAACGGATGCTATCCACAACCGCGTGGCCTTTTATTTGGAAATCGGCTATCCGGCATTTACTAAGGCCAAGGACTATACGTTGCGCAGTAGTGATTATCTAATGTACGGCGACACACGCTTTAATACGCCTACTACTATCTATGAATTGGAACGCGGATATAAACGGGTGGCCGGTTCGCAAAACAGGGCCGAAATGGTGGCGCTGGCCCGCAAAATGCTGACCGAAACGGCCGCGCCCGCCAAAGCACCTACCAAATTGGACGTCTATCAAAGGCGCGATACGGGCGAAATTATCATTGGCAAGAAAATTGCCACGGGCAAATTTATTGACTTAAAGGGTGGCTTTGAGCGCGTAAAAGATGCGTTTGATTTTTTGACTAAAAACCAAGCGCATTTAGAAGCGCTATTGGCCGAAAAACGCAAAATTTACCCCGTCCGCCGCGATACCAACGCGCCGCGCGTGGGCAAGGAATACCGCCCCGCCGGAACGGTGATTACGCCGGAGCGGTTTAGCCAAGAGTTTGGCTTCCGCGGCGTACAGTTTGGCAACTGGGTGGAGCAGGAACGCCGCGCGCAGGACTTAAATAATGCCTATGATGCGCTGCTGGATATGGCAGATATTATCCGCATACCGGCACGGGCCGTATCTTTGGACGGCACACTGGGGCTGGCCTTTGGCGCGCGCGGCAAAGCCAATGAACTGGCCCATTACGAACGCGACCATGTGGTTATCAACTTAAATAAAAAGAACGGTGCGGGCAGTTTGGGCCACGAATGGTGGCACGCCTTGGATAACTATTTTAGCAGACAGGACGGGCAAAATGAAATGACCTCGGAAAACCCCAAGGCTAACAGCGCCTTGCGCCCGGAAATGAAAGAGGCTTACCAAGGCGTATTAAAAGCCATTACGGACACGTTTTACAACCGTAGTGTAAACTTGGATAAATTGCGTTCAAAGCCCTATTGGAGTACCCGCACGGAAATGACCGCCCGCGCCTTTGAAAGTTATTTGGTTTATAAGGCTAAGCAAGAGGGCCACTCTAACGATTACTTGGCCAACATTGTAAATCCGGAAGCATACTTAGGCGGGAAAGAACGTTTCCCGTACCCGACCGATACGGAAATGCCCGCTATTGCGGCCGCGTTTGACCGCTTTTTTAACACATTAAAAACGGCCGAAACCCCGCGTGGATATACGCTTTACGCAGAAAGTGACGAGGGGGATACTTCGTTTAACTTTGGCCAAAATGTGGCCCAGCCGGACTTTTTGGGTAAGGTGGTTTTTGCCCAAGACAGCAACCGCGCCATTATTGTAGCCAGCACGTCGGCCAACGAATTTACCGCCGTTCACGAGTATTTCCACATTTGGGAGCGTGACCTTTACCGGGCGGAAAAAGTAAGCACGGAGCCCGAATTTTTGCAAATGATGCAGGACTTGCGGCAAATCCACGCGGACAGCGCGCCCTTTGTAATGGAGTATTTGGGCAAAACCAAACTGCTAAACGATACCGCCCGCGCCCGCGTTTTACAAACCATTAAAGAGCGTGGCGGGGACGAATACATCAAACGGCTTGCCTTTAATGATTCTTTGGACGAAAACGACACGACCGCCCAATTTGTACGCCGCGGGTTTAGGGAAAACTTTGCCACCAAGGCCGAAAAATACTTTCACAACGGCAAAGCCCCCAATGCGGCCTATAAAAGCCTGTTTGAAAAATTTGCCGCATGGTTGCGTGATATTTACGGTGCTTTAACCGGCGTGGACCTTTCGCCCGAGGTGCAAGAGTTCTTTGATAAACTCTTGGCCAAAGAAGCCCGCCGCGTGGACAGTAAACTGTTTACGGGTAAGGTGGATAAATTAAAACAACAAATTAACAACATCCGCCAAGGTAGCCCGCGGGGTGATTTTACCTTGGAGCAAATTAAAGACTTGGTCAGCACGTTGGACGCGCCCGCGCCCAAACTGCCCACGAACCACTTGCTTAAAGATTTGCGCCGTTATGGGGCCGAATACGCCAACGCCGGACAAATTGATAAAGAAGCCTATAAAAATGCCCGCGTATTTAACAAAAAAGGCGGCATTGGCGACGACCCCGCCCGTTGGCTGGCCGACCACGGCTATCTAACCGAGGCCGAGGGCCGCACCTACGAGGAGCAGGACCGTATCAACCAACAGGCTTACGACCTGATAGACCGCGCATTAAACGGAGAGGTTATTTATCCCATTGGTACGGAAAAGCAAATAGCCGATTTTGAAAACTACAAAAGCCTGATGGATACTATGCGTGAAGCGTGGGGGGACCCGCGCGAAGCCAAAAAAACCTTAAAGGCCATTTTGGAACTGGAAGAAAAAGGCTACCGCGTAGTGGAAAAGCGCGACTTGGCGGACTTTTCCTTGCGGCTTGGGGAACTAAACCGCTTGGCCGAAAGATTGGATAACAAGAGCCAAACCGTGCAAAATAAAGAACAGGCTTCTGCCGCTACCTTGGATGCGGCCCGCAAGATTAAGCGCCACTTAATTACCGAACTCAACAAGCGGCAAATTGAGGGCAAAGACGGTTTAATTAAACAGTTGGAAAAGGCCAAAACTTTTGAAGAAATACAAACCGCGGCCGCGGGCGCGTTGGACTTTTTGGAAGACGCCTATGACCGCACGAACGAGGGGCAGGAGGAACGCCGCCGCACCGATTTGCCCAATACCAACTGGGACAACGTGCGCGCCGAACTTTTGCGCGCTTATAGCGAATCTATCGGACATGTGGACGAAAAGATACAGCAGGCTTGGCGCGTGCTGAATATGGCCTCCAGCGGGCAACTGAAACTTTATGAAAATCTGACAGACGAAGAAGTGGCCCACCGGCGCACCGCGGCCGAAAAGGTGTTAAAAGAGGCGGAGCCCAAACTGGAAGCCGCCCTAATGCGGGCTATGGAAAGCGTACTGCGTAAACAAGGCGGGTTGGAAAGCGACCAAGTGCGCCGCTTGGTGGCCAAGTACGCGCGCAGCGCTAGCCGCCAACGCTCACTTTGGAAACACGAGATAGACGAACTGATAAAACAAACGCGCGAAATTCAAGAGGACAATTACAAGCAGTATATGAATAAAAAAATCCAAGCCCTTTTGAATATGAACTTGTTTGACCGCCGGGGCAATTTCCGCCGCGCCATGACGGACCCAACGACTATGAGCGCCTTGGAAGAATTACGGCGCGTAGCACATTTGGGGCCGCAAAGCGCCGCCGACGAATTGCAAAACCGTATGCTTGTAGATAAACCCAACAGCCTGATTGATAGAATTATTAACGAAATGCTTTCCATACAGGCTTATGCGCGCAAGGACGTGACCTGCCAACTGTTTAAGCAAGCCTACGAGGATATTCACTCCCTGCGTAAAGCCGGCAGAGAGGCTAAAATTTTGGAAAAAATGATTAAAGACTTTCGCACCGAGCAGGATAAGAGCGAAGTGTTGGGCGCTATCAAAAAGAATAAAAAGGCCGGCAAGTTAAAGCAGATGTACGCCAGTTGGATAGCCAACTGGGAAAGTTTCTTGGATATGGTGACAGATAAAGAAACCAAGGAAAAATACTCCATGCTTAATTTGGAAGCCGATACCATTACCTACACTTGGCAGCGCAGAACGGAAATTATGGACGGCGTAAAGCGTATTTACGGCCTAGGCAGCAACCGCGAGGTACAAAACAAAATGAACGCCTTACGCAACGAAAAATATACGTTTACCAACTATGCCTTGGTGGATAAAAACACCAACCCCGGCGCCATAAAGCGCACGGGCGAAGCCTTCCCCGAGGAACTGAACAAACTGCAAATTATTACGGCCTATATCTATGCCAAGAACGATAACTTAATGGACCGCTTATTAAACCAGTACGGGGGCCAATTAAACGATATGTTTGCCCTGCTAGATAAGCAGGACAGGGCCTTGGGGGATTTTTTACAAAAAGAGGCGGAAAAAACCTACGCGCAAATTAACAGCGTGTTTGTAAAAGAACGCGGCTACGATTTGCCCCGCGTGGAAAATTATTTCCCCAGTAAAACGGAGCGCGTGGAAAGTGAACTGGACTTTTTGAACGCCGCGGCCGCTATGAGCAAAAACCCGTCTTTTACCAAAATGCGCGCGAGCAGCGCGTTTGTGCAAATGAAACTGGAAAACCCCTTTGGCATTTTGTTTACCCATATTGACCGCGCGGCCGATTACACTTTTAAGGCGGAAAAGCTAAACCAAATTATCCGCGTGTTCAAAAGCCCGGTGTTAAAACCCGCGATTATTGAGCAGGTGGGCGAGGACTGCTATAAGCGTATGCTGGAACTCATTGACCAGTTTAGCGTAAGCAAGCCGCGGCTTAATTACGAAATGGACAAACTGGGCGATTGGCTGACTAACAACTATGTAAAGGGCGCGATTGCCTTAAAACCGACGATTGCCGTAAAGCAGTTGATTTCCTCTATAAACTATGCGGAAAATATGCCGGCCACCCAATGGGTAAGCGGATTTACCAAGGCCATTATGCACCCCAAAGAAACGGTGGAATTTATGATGTCTGGCGACCCGTATTTGAAAGCGCGGTATGAAAGCGGTTCTATGAACGAGGCTTTGGCCCGCGCCACCGCCGATGCCAACGCCCTTACGGCACGGGGCAAATTCCTGCGCTTTACAGACTTACTAACAATTAATACGCGCTTAGGCGACGTGGGCGCTATTATGTTTGGCGGCAAGCCGTATGTGGACTATTTAATGCAGACCAAGGGAATGAGTAAAAAGGAAGCGTTTGCCGAGTTTAGAAAGTCCACCCTGCGTAGCCAACAGGCCAATACGCGCAGCAGTTTATCTACCTTGCAGGCGCGGGATATGAACTTTATCGTGCGCGGCCTGTTTGCCTTTAAGAATACACCCGCCCAATACGCACGCAAAATTGCCGACGCAATTTATGAATACCAACGCGGGGAAATTTCCCGCGCGCAACTGGCCAAGGTGGTGGCTATTTACGGGTTGTTTAACTCGTGGATGTACTCTGCCCTGACGACGCTGGGAATTTTAGCTTGGTACTATGACGACGATGATGCGGACGAAATTCTGGCAGACGAACTGTTTTTTAGCCCGTTTGTGCAAATGGCCGGTTGTTTGCCTGTGCTGGATATGGCCGTGGGAACGGCCGCAGAAGTGGCTAAAGCAAAGATGTTTGACCATAAAGTGCGTATGGAACGCCCGGAACTGCCGGTAGTAAGTGACCTGTTCAAAATGGGACAAACGGCCGTAAAGGACGATTTGGCCGCCGAGGATGTTTTGAATATGCTAGTGGAAAGCGGGCAGTTAATCGGCGGGCTTCCTACCAAATATGCCAAGGGGTTTTATACCGGCGCCGGCGATATTGCCGGCGGCGAAAACCCAATGCGCGGATTTTTGCAAATGCTGGGCTACACCGAAAACCGCGCCCATATTGCCACGAATACCAAAGAATAAGGAGCAAATAAAATGAGTATCTCTACCACTAAAACAAAAGTAATATACCAAGGTGACGGACAAAACCGCCGTTTTGAAATACCGTTCCCGTTTTTAAGCGTGGGGGATGTGCGCGCCCTGCTGACCGACCAAAACGGCGCGGAAACGGATGTGAGTGATAAAACACAAATAGATACCAGCCGTGCATTTTTGATTTATCCAAAGGGAGAAGAAGCCCCTTTGCCCCAAGGTGCGCGCCTAACTTTATACCGCCAAACATTACCCACCCAAGAAAATGACCTTATCCAACAGGCCGTACTGCATAAAGAGAGTTTGGAAAAATCGTTAGATAAACTAACCATGATTGCGCAAGAAGTATGCGAGCGTTTAACGCGCACCGTGGCCGTAGGAGTGACGGACGAGGCTAACCCCACCGTGGAAACTTTAATAAGTGATATGCGCGCGTTATACGGTGATATTTTGAAGCAGACAGATATAACCCGTGAAGAAGCGCAAAAGGCTATTAAGGCCGCCGTGGAAGCCTACGAACAGGCCGAAAAGTTATATGCCACCGTGGAGTATTACGACGCGGGAACCCCAAGCCTAAACTATGACGGCGGTTTGACAGAGGTAAAATTGAACGAATCCTATAAGGCAGACGGGTGTACCTTAAAAGTATTTGTAAACGGTAAACTGCTGCGCCAAGGCGCGGATAAAGATTATGTGGAAGTAGTAAGCCAAGAACTGGCCCAAAGCGGGGATGATTACGGCGATACGGTGCGGTTTAATACCCCGCTAACAGCAGGGGACCAATTGGTGTTTATGTTCTCGGACACGTTGACTATGCCGGGGGGCGAAGTTGCACAACAAGCCGCTATGGCGGCCCAACAGGCCCAGCAGAGCGCCGCGGCCTGCGCAAAAAGTGCCGAGGCGGCTAAAGCAAGCGCGGAAACTTTTGTGCCAAAACAAATTGGCGAGGTTTACCAAAGCCAAAGCGCGTTGCCGGCGGATAATGCGGGGGCCTTGCCCGCATGGACCGGCCAACGGGTAGAAGACGCTAAAACTTATTGGCCGGCTTTATACAAATTTGTGGCCGCGCATCCGGAATTACAAAAAACAAAAGCAGAGTACGAGGAGCTGTTGGCAAAAAACGGGGAAGTGCCCTTTTATATAAAAGACGACGAGGCAGATGGAAACTTGCGTTTGCCGACATTAAAAAGACATACCGCTTCCAGCGGGGCTTTGGTGACGGCTACGGCGCCGGATTGGAGTAAAACCAAAGACGCGGGCAGAAGCGGTACGGTTAGCCAAGACGGCTATTTGTTGGTATATAGCTGGAACTATGGGGAAGGATACGGACAAATTACTATCAACGGAGTCACTTTCCCATTAAACAAAAGCAACAAAAGCAAACACAATAACGGCTCCGCCAATGCTACCTTCCTGCGTGTGAAAAAAAATGATACCTACGCATTGAACGGTTATAAAGATGCGGTCACTATGTGGTTTGTGCCGTGTTTGGGGTTGCATGAAGAAGATAACCAGTATAACTACCCGTGGGTGGTGGCCGCCAATGCCATTGAGGGAATGATAAAACACAACGGCGGGTTTATTACCGTGCAAACTTATACGCGCGACGCTTGGGATGCCTTGGTGGAAAAACCCACCCGCGAACTTTCTTTAATTGAAGAAGAAATAAAATAAGGGCCTATTATGACGATTTTTTTGAATGGGAAAAAATATGTAAAAGCCTATTTGGACGGCAAGGAATTTACTACCGCTTATTTTAATAATAAATTGGTAATGCTGATGCCGGACTATAACAAATATCTGTTGGCCAAAAAGAACGTGTTTTTGCGCCTTGGAAAAAACTATTTTTGGGGCTTTGGAAATACACCGCAAGTGGTGTGTGACCATTTAAGCTTAAGCGCGTTGGGGCGTGCCCCGTTTGAAATACAGTTTGCCGTAAAGCCGCAAAATGCCGGTACGCACTATTTGTTTGAACTGGCGGGAGTGGTGCGTGTAAAAAGCGAAGCCGCCACCTTGGCGTTTGCTTTTGCTTGGGACACTGTGCCTAGGTGGAAGAACCTTCCTGCCGGCACGCTGCTTGCCGGTTGGAATAGCGTTTTGTTAAAACAAGACGGCCAACAAATGGTGCTGACGGTAAACGGTAAAAACTTTACCCTGCACAACAGCGCGGAAGAACTGCCAAGTTTAACTTGTGGAAAGCTGAAAGTATGGGCAGATTGGGAAGAAATAAAAAATTTGAAATTGACGAAAGGAGCATAGTATGGCAACGACAAAACAAATAGACGAACTGAATAGGGCCGCGGCCCTGAACAACGGGGATATTTTGGCGGTGGCGCAAGCCGATAAAGACGAAGCACAGGGAGTGCCGGTATCTATGCTGGCACAAAAAGTGGCGGACTTAAACACCCAAGGCGCACTAACAGAACTTGCGCTGGCCACCTCTATCGGTAAAAACTTATTAGCGCAACGGTTGAACGAAAAAGGGGTAGAATGTGCGCCGACGGACACTCTGGTATCTATGGCGGATAAAGTAAACAGCCTTGTTATTGACGGACAGAAAACCGCGCTTATTGGGAAATTAATAACGGCGGTGGAAAACACGAACAATAGCAAAAGATATACTTTCCAATATTGCAATGCTAAAAAAGGCCAAATGGGTGATGTTATCATTTTAGACCAAGCGGCGAACACTTTAAGCTATGTACGCAACGGCGATTATAACACGATTGACGCGGCTATTTTAGCGGCGACCTCTACGATTACTCTTCCGGCGGCGAGCAGTACCTCTCGTATGCGTGCTTTGGGCATTTCCCAAAACGAAAGATTTTTGATTACGGATATTGATGACAATAAACTGCACATCTACGAAATTGACAAAGTAGCCGGAACGCTAACCTTAAAACACGATATAACGACGACCGCGACGGTAGCCGCGCAAGATACGCAGGGACAAAGCTTATCCACGACTAACGACGGCGATAAGTATGTGTTTTGGAACGCGCAAGCCGGCACGACTATTGGTAGCGTGTCGTTAGCAAAGGAACTGAACGCGAGCTGGAGCAGTTTTTATTACAATCAATTATTTTTTATTGAGGGAACTGACTTTGTCGGTATCGCACCTACCAGCGATTTTGGCTACCGCAAAATCAAATACGATTTTGATGCCGAAACGGTACAGACTTTTCAAAACATATCTGGTAAAGTTAGCACGGCATTTTTTGAGCCTAGGAGCCAGCTGTTAGTGGGTAGCCAAATTGAAAACGAAAACACCTCAACTAGCATTTATAGCATGGGTATGTTTCATAGAATTACGCTGTACTCCCCGGAAAATATGCTGTCTGTTTTTTCTGCTAGGGTACAGAACATCTGTGCTTTTTACGGCGGTACCTCAACAGTAAGCGCGAGTGTGACGGGGGTGCAATTCCAAGTAGCGAACAATGGTGACGGCACTTTTTCGTGGATATGCCCGATTTATGGCCAAGACGGAGTGCTTGAATATAATAAAAACACTGGCGCTTTTTCTGTAAACGATACCGTTGGTTTGAAAGACTCAAGTGTACTTTCTACTAGCGGCACTGACGGCAGAATAGGCGGCCTTATGGTTTTCGCAAAAAATGGTAATGCGTTAAGAGTAGATACGGATGACGAAAGTATCTGCGGCTACGGTGTGGCTATTGGTTTTAGTTATCAACGGCATTTTACTTTTACCGACAAAGATTACTTCTTAGGCGTAAAGCAGAAAAGCACAAGCACAGGCAAAACGGGCGTGTTTAATATGCGATGCAATAGTTTAAGCGTTTTACCAGACTTACTGGCGACAGGCGTGCTTGATGTAAACACTCCTAAAATGGAAATTAAATAAAAAAAGGGAAAAATAAATATGCATGTGGAAAAAATACAATGGGCGGCTTTGGCTAATCCGTTGCGCGGGGTGCCGGAGGTATCCGCTCCGGCTGAACCCCAAACCGAGGAGGTCTTATGAACCCAGACACAGTAAAAGGTTGGGTGTGGCTGGCGGGAGTGATTGGTGCGGTGGCCTTTTGGTGCTTTACCATTTACGGTCTGCCTCCGCGGGTGGATAAGTTAGAGCGCATGGTAGCCGAACACGAACGCAAAATGACGGAAACCGACGTTAAGGTGGATATTATACTTGACGACGTAAAAACCATTAAAGGGTTTATTTTACAACGCCACAACGGAGGCAACTAATGGATAACGTAAAAGCAGCGGCTTACTTGCGCCGCTATGAGGGTTTTTCAAAACTCCCCTACAAGTGCCCCACAGGCCATTTAACCATTGGCTACGGGCATAATTTGGAAAATGGTATCAGCGCGGCCGCTGCTGAGTTTATCTTGCAAGAGGATTTAGCGCGCGCGGAACGAGCCGTCAAAGACTCGTTCCCATGGTGGTGGAAACTGGACGACGCACGGCAATTTGTGCTAGTGGATATGGCTTTCAATATGGGCCAAGCGGGCTTAAAAGGCTTCAAAAAAATGCTTGCCGCTATTGAATCCGGCGACTTTGACAAGGCCGCCGAAGAAATGCTGGACAGCAAGTACGGCCGACAGGTGGTACACCGCGCGCGGCTGAACGCTGAAATTATGAAAACAGGAGAGTGGTAAAATGGAACACATCAAAGAAGCAGTTGTATGGTTAAAAACCAATTGGGACAGCGTACTGGCCCTGTGGGCGTGCTTAATCGGCGCGGCGGAAATTATCGTTAAATGGTGCGATAGCGCGCGTGCTATTGCGGTGGTGGAAAAAATCCGCACCGTGGCCGTCAAGCTGATTAGCTGGCTGACGAAGTTCGGCTTTGAAGCGGACAAAGTAAAGGCGGCCGGAAAATGACTCCGTGGGCAATAATCGGAGTTATTGGCGGATTGGTTGCGTTCGGGGCGGTTATGTACCGCTCCGGACGTAAAGCGGCGGAAAACAAGGCCCTGCGGGCCAAGGAGAGGGAAGATGCAAAAGTGGACGAAGTTATGCGCCATGTGGCTAGGCTTAATCGGGCTGATTTGCTTATGCGGTTGCGCGAGCATAAAAAGTAATGCCGCGGTGTGCCGCATACAGTTTGACTACCAAGACGCGGGCATTGAAGCCTTAAACGAGCAAAACCTGCGCGCGTTGGTGGTTTTTAAGCAAGTGTGTGAGTAGGTGGGCGGAAAAATATTCCCTTGATATACGCCCGATAGTAGGAGTGACAAATGAATAAAACGCAACTTGCCGCGCGCGGGCGTTGCAAATACGCGGAATACGACCACTATTTTTGGGAATACATGTGCCTGAAAACAGGGGAACCCTGCCGGTTGGCATGTGAAAAATGCAAAAAAGAGGATAACTCATGAAAACAAAAGCAGAACTACTAAAAGAAATTGCCGAACTGAAAAAAGCGAAAGCTAACTGCCATGGAACCAAGTGTGAGGTTTACAGCCGCGTTGTGGGGTATTTGCGCCCGGTGCAGGGCTATAACAAAGGCAAAAAAGAGGAGTATGCTATGCGAAAAATGTATGATATTGAACATATAAAACTGTGGTGTAAATGTTCTTAATATGGGGGCAAAAATGGGGGCGCTATCGTCGGCACCACTACGGCCTCCCTCTCCGT